CACCTTGTCTAATGTTTGAAATTTCGAGGGATCAGTCCGTCGTGTCGCGCGCAGCGCTCGCGACAATGTCAGGCCATGCCTGTGCCGCGAGCCGCACCATGCCCTGCCCCGCCTGACCATCCCTGCCATATTCGACTTCGGCGGCATGGGAGGCGGTGAAGCCCATATGGATCAAACCGCCCAACGGCACGCCGAGGCCGGCCAGATCGACCGATTGGCCCTCATCTGCACCCTCCGCATCCCCGCTTTGCAGAGGCGCGGCGGAAACCCGAAAGGAATTAGTAAGCTCGCCTGATACCGCAGGCGTCGCCTCGACGATCGTCGCGGCCAGCCGCTGCGTGGAGAGGTTCACCACCTCCTCCATGCGCTTCTTAGTCCGCTCGGCCCAGGCGGCGATGTCAGTAGAGAAATTCGAGGAAGCCATGTCGGGTACCCCTTGATATGGTTAGGCGTCATTGGCGGCGTCGCCCGGGGAAGAGCCACGCCGCTCGAAATTCAAAAGGGTGAGATGGCCGTAACGAGCGCGAATTGCGGGTCTGGCCGTTCGGGATTCGGCCTTTGCCCCGTCACTCCTCTCAATCCCCGGCAATGGTGAAACCCGATTGAGCAGCAGGATGACCCGCGACAGCAGCCAAAGCGTGAGGATCGTCTTGAAACGAACAATCGCCGTCATCGCCGCACCTGCAACTGCCAAAACACGACAGTCCCACCCGGCGACAGCGGCTGGATATCGACGATCGCATGCTCGACGCCGCCGATCAGCAACCTGTCGGACAACATCGGCGTAATCGATAGCCCCTCGGTCGAAAGATAGACCATGCGATCGCCGCGCTGGATCAACGTGTCAGCAACATGCGCCTGGCTCTGATCGAGATCGACGAGCGAACAGTCAAAGTCCTCGCTCGTCTGCACCGGATCATAGTCCGGCCCTGCATTCGTAGTACGCCGCAGACTGCCCTTCTGGCCGAATTTGGCGATCAGCCGCGCGGCGGTCGCTCGCGCCCTGTCATAATCGAAAGCCGCCATCACACCACCAGAATGCCCGGCAAAACCGGACGCAGGAGTGGATAGAGCAGCCCGTCAAGCATAGTCAGCATTGGCCTTGCGGAGGCGATCATCTCGTCGCTCGTATCGGCAACGGCATATTCAGTCTCGAGCGGCCCCACCTTCTCGCGCTTCACTGTGCGAGCCGCGACGATAACGGGCGTCAGGCTACCGGGCTCGGAAAGCTCAAGCGCTGCCGCCTCATAAGCCGCGTAAGTCACGGCAAGCGGCAACGTGTTCTCTGTAATCGGCTCGCCATTGACCGTCGTTGCCTCGCTGCGCGGCCAGGATAACACCTGATCGTAGCCTTCAGTCCGTCGTCCAGTGAATCTGGGCTCATAGAGGCTGTCGACAGCCTGCGAGCCGCGCACTAGCGCCGCCAGGCGATCGCCATCGCTTGCCGCGGCCCATCCGGCATTGGCACGATCGGCGAAATAGGCATCGGCGGCAGCAAGCGTGCCGTAAAAGGAAGCGGACATGAAAGCTCCGATGTCGATTGTTGAGAAGACAAGAACCCCTCTCTCCGCATCCGCGGAGAGAGGGAGATCAGGCTCAGGCCGCAGCGGTGATCTCGTCGCCGTAAGCCATGGCCGCCGGCAGGCGTACCTCGGTGCCACCCGTGCGGGCGATGATGCCGGTCTCGAAGCTCATGATCGACTTCTGGCGCGGCTGCAGCACGCGGCGCGGCATCGGCAGATGGAAGCGCAGCACTTCCGGATCACGGCGATAGACGACCATGCGGCCGCCGCCATCCTGCGACGCCGTCGCAAGTTCGCGCAGCGGCTGGATATCGAGCGGCTGGCCGGTCTCCGCCGTGTAGACGTTACCGCGTCGCAGGAAATCCAGCACGGTGATATAGCCGTCGCCATCGGCAAGCCGCTTGGTGGCGATCAGTCGGAAGGCTTCCGGCGGCAGGCGCAGGCTGTCGATCCACTCGACTTCGCCGGTCCGCTGCCGCACGCCGCCGATAAGATCGTTGACGTCGCGCAGGATCTGATCGGCCGTCTTGGCGGACCAGTGGGTCGAGCCGCCTGTGCCATCGGCAGCGACATCGACGCGCGACACCTTCGGATCGTTGACGAAACCGGTCCAACCCTTTTCCGTCGAGCCGGTCATGGCGACGGAATTGAGCAGGCGCTCGATCTTATCGGCGGCGAAAATGGCATTGGAAGCGTTGAGATCGAGATTGTAGAGCGCAGCCTGGTTGACCTCTTCGAGGTTCCACTCCCAGCCGGAGCCGAGCATTGCGAAGTCATGGCTGGCGCTGTCGCGGGTCGACTGGTTGAACGGCATGTCCGTGCCGGCAGCGGAGAGGAACTTGGCCTCGCCGGCGCTGTCGACGGTGAAGAAGGTCGTGCCGGAAGCCCATTCGTTGCCTTCGGTGACGACCGGAACATGGAGGCCATAGTTGAAGGTCGGATAGCGGCGCTGGTAGATGCGCGTTTCGATATTGCGCCCTTGCGCAATGACGAAGGAATAGGCGGCCTGGGCGTCGGCAAACTGCTGTCGAACGAACTGGTTCATAAATTAGGCGCTCCTGTGCTTGAGCGAGATCTCGACGATGTCGCCGTTGCTGCCGCTCGTGTCGAAGAAACAATCGGGAATGGGGCCGACGATGCCGGTGCCGGCTGCATTGACGTAAGCGTCGGTCGTCGGGTTGTAGTAGACGGCGTCGCCATCCGAGACTGCGCCGCCGGCCCGCACATACATCTGACCGGAGGTCAGGAATGCGCCGGTGACGAACTGGGCATAGCCACCGGCCGGCGCCACATCGGGCAGCACGTTCGGCGTCAGCACGGCGATACCGATAAACTTGCCGCCGGCGGCAAAGGGCGCCACACCATGATCGGCAAGACCGCGCTGAACAGGCTGGCCGAACTTGATGCCGGCAGCCGTTTCAACCGTGCGGCTGATCTTGTTGGCCTTTTCCTCAGAAGCGATCTGCCCGTGCAGGCCCTTCCGAGGAGCGTTTCCATAGGTGGTCTGATAAGTCGCCATTGAAGCGTCTCCTTTTCGTTGACCTGGTTAAGAGGGATTGGCAGCCAGATGCGCGCTCTCGAGATCGCGCACCATGGCGGCGTAAGCGGCAAAGGCTGGGGATCCGGACGACTGCGTCGGGTTGATGCCGTCCTTGATGGCTTCAGCAAACAGATCCGGCTTCCTGCGCAGCCCTTCGGCCAGCATGTCGAAGCGAGCGTCGATATAGGCGTCCGCTCGGCCCTCGACTGCGCCCTCGCCCGCCTTGGCGATCACGACAGCCTTGCGGATCGCAGCGTCCGAAAGACCGGATGTCTGGACGTTATCGGCAATTGCCTTGGCAAGACCGATCAGATCGGCGCGCGCCTGGGCTCGACGTTCGATTTCCGCCTCGTCGAGAAGAGCTGATTTCAGCGTATCGAGTTCCGCATCCCGGATCGCGATAGCCTTCTGATGGCCGGCCTCTGCGTCGACAAGGCGCTGCCGCAATGTCGTGATGATTTCTGCGGCCTGATCGGAGACTTCGATCTCGATGCCGTCGATCATGATCGTCTTCGTGGGCATCATTCCTTCCTTGTTTTGCTTGTCATCGGAAAAGGGGCGTGGGGCTGCGAGAGGAGAGCAGCCCCACGGTGCGGCTGCATCGCCGATGCGGACTTTCGAGCCCGCCCGGCCACGGCGCACAATGGCAATATGGTTGATGCGAATGTTTCGCTGGATAGCGTCGTAGGCTTCGCCTGATGGCGTAACGCCTGCCGTGAAATCGACATCGCAGACATAGCCGGCTGACAGTTCCTGCTTGCCGCTTTCGATGTCCTGAATGGCGTCTTCGTCACTGACCATCAGCGGTACACGGAGAAATATGCCTTCACCGGCGATCTCGTCACCGGTCTGACCGACGGCGTATTTCTTCCAGTTTTCCGAGGTGACCATTTCGGGTGGGTGTTCATTTGTCACCGGACGGTGCGCGGCACTCTTCAGCGTGTCCTCGGAAAAGACCTCGCCGCCGGGCCGATAGATCCGCACGGTCGGCATTTCTGGCCGGCCGATCTCGGCACCGGCATAATTTTGAATGCCTGTGCGGGCGATGCGGGCATCGGCCACGAGATAGCCGTCTCCCGTCCGCCGCGTTCCCGCGACGGTGACAGTGTCTGTGAAGTTCATGTTGGAATTTCTCCTGGCCGAAGCCAATCTGGTTCGGATGAAAGCCGTTCGCCGTAACGAAGCGTATCGGTCGGCGACGGATCGTTAAGCCGCGTCGGTGCCTGTTTCGGATTGCTCGACCTCATCCGGTCGGCCGGATGTCTTTACAGCCGCCTCCAATCCCGGCAGCGATCCATCCTCGACAAAAGCATTCAGCAGAGCCTCGGAGAGCGCTTGACGCGGAATGATCTCCTCTCCCGAAGCGGAGCCGAACAGGGCTCGCGCCGCTTCCGCCTTCGTCTTGAAGATATCGGCCCGTTCCGCTTCGCTCATCTGCTCCAGCGGCGCCCAGGTCGCGTATATTGCGGGGTCGCGAGCGCCTGTGGCGGAGCGGATGAGGCATTCGTCAAGCCTGGACATTGCCGGCGTATAGTCGAGTTCCTGGATGGCCTGGATACGGTCGTGATAGTTCTTCATATCGGCCGTACCCGTCGCGTTCATTCCGGCTGGCGATTGACCGAGCAACCGGGTGACCGGAATGTCGGCCGCGCCGGCGACGATCTGCAGAAAGGCCATCAGAATATCCGTGAGGCCGGAGAGCGGTGCGCTCTTGCTGTCGTACTCCTCCTCGGCATCGAGGATCAGCGTGCCGTTGACCCCCTTGATTGTATTGGCGAGCGCATAGCGACGCAGCACGGCATCTTCATAGGCCTGATTGCCGATATTGGCGGAGAATTGCGGGACCTTGATGATGTCGATCTTGGCCTCGAAAACGAGGCTGGCGATATTAGCCGCCGTGCTGTCGGCGTTCTTGATCGCATCGAAGGTCGCGGCCAGCACGCTTTCGCCCCATGCATGATTGCCCGGCCCGCCGAACTCTTCATTCGGCGTCATGGCGCCCTTGAAGATGACAAGCTGAGATGGATGAATAGTCACCTGCATGCCATTGGCGCCGGTCAGCGTGTAGAATTTCGGCTTGCCGTACCATTCCGAGGTCGGATCGCTGTCGACGTCGCCGGCAACCAATTGACGGCGTGTCAGCACGGTCAGGTGCTTGATACCACCCTTCCCGATCCGATCCGCCTCGAGCGGCGACGCCGGATCGGTATCTTCGGCGCCGATGAACAAGGCCGCGCCACCGAAGAGGCGTGCCTTGGTCGATGCTTCGAGAACCTTGCCGCGCAGATTGAGCCGGCGCTCTTCGGCGTCGATCAAGCCGATCTGATCGCTCGCAGCCTGCCAGTTTCGCCATTTCCGGCAGCTATCCAGCGCCGGAATATCGACGATCTTGCGCGGCAGCCAGGAGCCGCGATAGGCGGCGATGATCTGCTCGTCCGTCAGGATCGGCTGGGTATAGAAAACAGAGGCCGCCTTGTCGCGGTCGGTGCCCATGCGGGATGCAAGGCTCACCAATCCGTCGCGAACCATCGAGAATACCTGCCCCATGGATTATCCTTTGATGTCATATGATGAAGAGGCTCGCGTCAGCGGCCCTAGAAATTGCTGAAGCTGAAGGAAGAGCTCAATGCGAGCTCGTTCAGCGCATCGGCGAAGGCATCGACCTGATCGTCGAACTGCCCATTCGGAAAGGCGCAGATCTCGTCGAGAAATGCCTCGTTCCAGTCACCACGCAAAAGCTTGACGTTCCCAGCCTCCGCCTGTGCTGATGCCGGCTTGGCGCGGGTCGCCTTATCACCGGTCGGAGATATGGCTTTCACCGGAAAGCCCGCAAGCAGTTTGATCTTGGTCTCGGCATCGGCCTTGCCGGCCGCCCCCGGGTCCTGCGGCATCCGAATCGTCACCGTCGGGCCGTCCTGAGATGCGGCGTTCTTAAGATTGCGCTCCACCTCGGCGGGCGACCAGCGA